TGGATTCGGCATTGCAACTGTTGTGTCTAACTCTGGCGGTGTAGTCGATACTGGCGACATCGTTAGCATGACAACAGATAGCCGGTAATGGCTAAGAAACCAACAATGAAGGCGGCAGCGAAAGCTGCCCCTTCTACCTCTCTCAAAGAAGAGACTCGTAAGGGCTATGTTCGTAAGATTGGCCCTAATGCTAAATTAGGTAAGGGTGTAAAATAATGAAAACCTGTGCTTCATGCCCAACTCCGGCTAAATGCCGCAGTGCTGGCAAATGTTTAAACGCAAAGAAATCTTCAAAGAAGATGGGTAAGACAAATCCAAAGCATCCAATGAACACAGAGCGTACTACAAGCAACCCAAGCGGAAAGTACAACACATAAATGCCAACAACCCCATCTACCGATATTGAAGTAGCGCAGAAAGCAATGGTTCTAGTTGGTCTGGAGCCATTGGCTTCGTTTACAGACCAAACTGATGAGGCTCTGGTAGCAAACACTATCTTCGAGGATGTCGTAGAGGATTGTCTGGCGCAGCATAACTGGAACTTCGCAACAGGTCAGAAAACCCTTAGTAGGTTAACAGCTACACCAGTAGATCGCTGGGACGCTGCATATGCGCTTCCTACAAGCCCTGCGGTTGTTCAGGTACAAACTGTTACCATTGACGATCAACCGCAAGAGTACGACATCTATGAGCGTTATGTTTATATTAACGCTGAAGCTGGCGAAGATGTTGTTCTGAATTATATTTATCGCCCAGAGACTCAATATTGGCCTCCTGCATTTACTATGTGGGTAATCTTTAGATTGGCTTCTGTATTTGCACTATCCGTTACTCGTAAAGCAGATGTTGCCAAGTCATATGTAGACCTTGCAGAAATTCAGTTCCGTAGAGCGAAAGCTCGTGACAGTCAACAGGTCACAACACAAGGTCTGCGGCCTTCTCGTTATCATCGTGTTCGTATGGGTAATGGTATTTATCAAAATGTAGAGGGGCTTTAATGGATGGCACTTCTACGGCAGTTCTACACAAATTTCACAGCTGGGGAATTAACCCCTTTGCTGTCATCACGACTGGATTCGGATGCCTATAAAAACGGTGCTAAAACGCTCCGTAATTTCCGTTTGCGTGCTCAAGGTGGTATTACTCGTAGGCCTGGGTGTAGATATCTTCAAACGATCTCCAATATTGCTTATCAGATGGAGTCGTATATTTATGACGAAGATGAATCATACATCCTTCTATTTAGTAATGGGCAGCTGGATATTGTTGATACTCTTAGCCTCTCCTCGATAACCCAAACACTAACGTCTTGCCCTTGGGCTACTGATCAGATTGGCGAGATTAAGGTTGCTCAGTCTGGTGATACGATGATTATTGTTCACCCTGACTTTGCCATGCAGAAACTAACAAGAACATCAGCATCTACGTTTACTTTGGCGGATTACGATTTTGACCATGATGGCACAAAACATTACGAACCATTTTACAGATTTGTTGATCCGGCAGTTACTATTACACCGCAAAACAGCAACACAAGCTCTCAGAACTTTACTGCTTCTACTGCCATATTTAGCAGTGATTGGGTTGGGGAGCATATAGAGTTTACCGATTCTGCTGACAAAGTTGTTCACATTGAAGTGACGGCTTTTGTTTCTGACACTGTTGTAACAGGAACATTTAGTTCTACCGTAGCAAACACTAATGCAAGAGACACTTGGAAAGAGCAAGTCTTTTCAACTCGGCACGGTTATGCTCGATCAGTAACATTTCACGATCAAAGACTTATTTTTGGCGGTTCAAGAGACTTGCCAAACCATATGTTCTTTTCAAAGGTTGGTGAATATTTTAACTTTGATGTTGGGTCAGGTTTTGATGATGAGTCTATTCAGATTCAGATTGCAGAAAACCAAGTATCTGAAATTAAAGCTATGGAATCATTCAGGCATCTTGCTGTGTTTACGTCAGAGCAGGAATTGTACTGTCCTACGATTGAGAATCGTCCACTAACGCCATCTACAATATCTGTTAAGAAGCAGACATCATTTGGCAGCGGTGAGGTTAATCCTGTCGAGTTTGACGGTGCTATTGTGTTTCTGACAAAAACAAAGGGTGCAATCAGAGAGTTTATCTTCTCTGACATAAGCCAAGCATATAACTCTGATTCTATTACTATTCTGTCTCAGCATCTTATTGGCACACCTACAGACATTTGTGCTCAACGTGAAGCATCGGATCAGGTAGAAAGCTATCTTTATGCTGTGAACACTGACGGCGACATCGCTATTTTTACCAGTATTCGTAAGGAGAAGCTGCAAGGCTGGACTCTTTATGAAACAGAAGGTTCATTTAAAAACATCGTGAATGTTAACCGCAGAGTGTATGTAATTTGTGAGAGAGAGATAAATGGTTCTACTCTTACTACATTAGAGCTTTTGGACAACGGTTATCATTTGGATAGTGCGTTTAAGGACACAGATGTTACAGCAAAGACAAACTGGCAGATTGCTCATTTGCCCAATACTCTTGTGCATGTAAAGTCTGGCAATTACAGCCTTGGGTCATACACAACTGATGGAACAGGTAATCTTACTCTTAATGCTGCTGTTACTGAGGTTGAGATTGGTATTAACTATATTCCTGTACTAACCACGCTGCCGCCTGAGTTTCAGCTGCAAGACGGTATTTCCTTTGGTCAGAAGCGGCGCATTGTAAGAGCTGTTCTTGATTTGAATGAAACACTTGATGTAAAAGCCAAAGGAACAAAAGTTATTATCAGGCGTGTTACGAGTGACTTTGCCAATCCACCTGACGCTATTACAGCCCGTAAGGAGATATATTTCCTTGGGTGGTCAAATGATGGTACTGTTACCGTTACACAAGACGAGCCATTACCTATTGGTTTAAATGGCATATTGCTTGAGGTAGAAGTATAATGGGTATGGAATTACAAGTTATCGGCATGATTGCTGGCTTTGCTGCTGCTCAACAGCAAAGAAAGGCTTATGAGCTAGAAGCTCAGTCATATAAAGAGCAAGCTGATCTTGCGGAGATTCAAGCTGGTCAGCAAGAGATTGAGCGTAACAGAAGGCTGCGTATCCAGCTTGCTGCTCTCGGAACTGCAATGTCATCTCAGGGTGTAGCACTTGGCACATCTCCATCTGTGTTGGCTTTGGAGACAGATGAGATACAAGTTGCAAAGAATGATATTGCCAGCATTAGGCTTATGGGCATGTCTACTAGAAGGAAATTCGAGCTTAGTGCTGCTGGATCTAAAGCTGGTGCATCGGCAGCAACAATGGGTGGTTTTGCAAAAGCTGCCGGAGGTGTTTACGACACGTTTTATAAACCAGTGGGTACAGTATAATGGCATATAAAAAGACAGGTGGTAGAAGTGTAACTGTGCAACCAACTGGTATGCCTGACCTTAGTGGTTTCTTTGATGCTGCTAGGCAGATGCAAGAGATTGGCAATGTTGCAAACAGCATTGGCACTGACATTAGAAGGCGTGAATATAACGATTTGCTTCGTCAAGCTGAAGTTGACGGATCAACAGCTGGTGCTGTCTACAAAAAAGATAAAAATGGTCAAATGGTTTTGCAGCCACTTGTTAACTTTGACTATGAAAAAGCTACTCAGCTTTATAACGAAGGCGATCAAAAAACAATTCTTGATGCCTATAGAAAGTCAGCAACAAGAACATATGTTTCCGCTGCTTCAAATGATATTGATTTAGCAGCAGAAAATGCCTTGGACCAAAATCCTGATGACCCTAATGGCATTAGAGGTGCATTAGGGGGTTACTTAGATGGCCTTTCAGAGCTAGACCCACAGTTAAGAGCAGCATTAACACCTAAGGCAGTTCAGGCATTTGGTGTTGCTGAAAACAGGGCACTTGCTCTGCAACAGAAAAATGCAAAAGAAAATGCTATTTATCAGAATAGTTCTGCTTATCAGGCTTTGTCTGTTGAAAAAGGCAAAATTATTTCTTCATTTGACGAAGATGAAGCTGGCAATGAAGCGAAACTTGCAAGGCTTAGAGAGATTGAATCTGAGCAAGCTGAAATTGTTGACACTCTTAAAATTAACGAAGTATCTGATCTCTCTATTACTAAACTTAGTGATGTTGATCGTACTGTTGTTGCTGCTCGTGTAGGCACTAACTACATCAAGAAAATTTATGCTGCTAATGGCCCTATTGCAGCGCATCAGGCAGCAAGAGACCTTGAAGAAGAAGCAAAGTTAAATCCTAATCTTGATGAAAGAGTTATAGGTGAGATTGCTCGTCAATCTGTTAGCACACTTATAGCAATGGACAACTTAAAGATTACTGAAGACAACAAGCTAAGAAAGTCTATATACAATGACTTATATAAGGGAATTGTAGTAGACGGCCTTGATATTGGGTCTGTTATGCTTGACCCTAACAGCGACTTTTTTAAGCTTGAAGGAACTCAGCAAGCAACTCTTTTGTCTGTTGCAAAAGCATCTCAGCAAGAAGTTACTTCTGTTTTATCAACCCAAAATCAAAAAATATTTGTAGACAATACTGCTGTATTGGATAACCCAGAAATACATACTCTAGATCAATTTCAGGCAGCTGGAAAAGCTATTGCTGATATGCGTGATAGTGGTGCTGTTGGTGTAACTTACAAAGACCTTGTAGAT